TCAGTCAATCATTTTTTGCATTTTATCCCTCCCCCATATTGCAAAACACAATTTTCTCCGGCAAAACCCTGTGACAGAAGAACCACGACTGAAACGGTGGACGGCATTGACTTTCCTCTGGGCGTCCATAATCAGAAAAGAATCTTGTTCTTGCACTCGGTACAAGTAATTCGACGCCGTGTTCCTTGAAAAGCCAGTGCCGCATCTTTCCGTCAAATGCGCCAACAGAATTTCCTACCACAGCGAAAGGCTTTCCTAAAGAAAACAGTCGCGTTAAAATTTTATCGCGCATGGAAAACGGTGGATTTGACACAATCACGTCATATGCTTCCGGCTCAAATGTGAAGAAATCTTTCCCGTCGCTCAGGTGCGAACGAATGACTTCAAAGCCATGTTCTTTCAACACTTTTACAAAATTTGATTCTTTTCGATCAAATGGGCACCAAGCCTTCTGGAATTGAGTGAGATACGGAACAATCGTTTCAACAAGGCATTTCGGCGTATACCATTCGTCCGTCGCCGACGATTTTGAGATTTTCAGGAAGCTCCCCATAAAATCATCCCCCACAACAAAAAAAGACAGCCGAAAGCTGCCTTCGTATGCTATAATATACTCGNNCTGCTTATGGAACTGTACGATTTTTTATCGTTGATGTTCATGGTGACGATTTGCGTCGTTGCTTTAAAAGCAAAATAAGAATCCCCCGCCACGAGCGACCAACTTAGGCGAGGGATTCTCTCTCACTGTAGATTGGGGCTGACCGTCTACCGGTAGCACCTTTTCTATGTCTATTATACGACATAGCCCCCGCTGCGTCAAATCATCTGCTCATAGTCCGTCACACCTCGCGCGATGGCACGCGCGAAGTCGTCCTGTCGCGTCATCAAGAGTTCTGCGTCCTCGTCGTTGTCGATAAATG